TTATGAAAACTGAACCCAAAAAAATAAACATTCAAGAGAGGATGCGTGAGAAGGCAATGGATGCTTATGCCGAAGTAGAATATCAAATAGATTGTTGGATGGATAATAAGAAATCTGATTTCTCAATGTATAAGTATTTAAAACAACTTGAGTACAGTGGAAAGGTTGTTACATTTATGAAAGGTCATACTGAACCAGCATTGGTTGAAGTGAAGAACGAAGAAGGATGTGAACAGTTAGAGGAAGCTTTTAATTTCCTTACCAAGACACAAAAGAAAAAATACATTAAATTTCTAGAGAGTATTGAATCCGATATTGGAAAATATTGTGATGAATACAAACCAATCCGTAGAGTCAAACCTATGACCCCAGCTCGTATGGTAAGGAAACTTCCTTTCCTTGCAGAGTGGGAAGATTACAAATCAATAGAACCAATAGAGATACCACGTGCATATGATTTATTCACGTACAACACTGCATCTAAAAAGTTTACACACTTCAGTGGTAATCTTGCAGTCAAAGGTTCTAGAATTACTGGATACGATTCATGCAAAGAAAAGACCTTGACAGATTCCAAGTTGCTTGATAGACTAGTAAGAGGTGGTAATATTATTGCTCGTGGATTTATGGATGAGATTCCTAGGTCGAAGTTGAAAGACGGAAACGACATGATGACCAAAAATACATTATTATTAAAAGTGATTAAATGATTCTTATAGACTTTACTCAGACCATCATTGCTGGTCTAATGGCTCAACTTAAAATGAATGGTGGTGAAATGAGTGAGGACATGTTGAGACACATGATACTTAACTCAGTCAGAAACTATCAAAAGAAATACTCAGGCGACTATGGTGAGATAACTCTTTGCACGGATGCAGCCAATCCGTGGAGACGTGACTTCTACCCACAGTACAAAGCAAATCGTAAAAAGTCTAGAGAGGCTGACGATAAAGATTGGGGTATGATATTCGATACCCTTCACAAAGTTAAGATGGAAATCAAAGAGAACTTTCCATACCGTTACATGTATGTTGAGAAGTGTGAAGCTGATGACATCATTGCAGTGTTAACTAAACATGCAAAGGAAGATGTACTCATTGTCAGTGGAGATAAAGACTTTCAGCAATTGCATAAATACCCATATGTAACTCAATGGAGTCCCAATCTAAATAAGATGATAGATTGTCAAGACCCCGATTTATTTTTGAGAGAACATATCCTTACTGGTGATAAGTCAGATGGAGTTCCAAACATTCTATCTAATGATGATTGTTTAGACCTAGGTATTAGACAGACACCCTTAAGGAAACCTATCAAAGATAAGTACTTAAGAATTACAATTGAGAGTGACGATAAATACTATCGTAACTATTTAAGAAACCAAACTTTAATTGACTTAGAGTTTATACCAGCTGAGATAGAAAAGAATATCTTAGAAGAGTTTGACAAGACTGAACCTGTAAGAGGTAAAGTGTTTGACTATCTAAGAACACATAGACTAGACCAGTTGTTAAATCATGTAGAGGATTTTACATTATGACAGAGAAAAAAAGAGGAAGAGGAAGACCGAAAGGAGCTCCCAATAAACCGAAGATGAAGTTGATTACCGAAAGGAAAGAACTTCAAAACAATGCAGATGCATATGAAATACTATGTCAAGCAAACATCGTTGCAGAGAAGGAACCCGAATTAGCAGTTCAAGGTCTAAAAGTATTCAACGATAGAAATGGTGCAATCAAACCAATACTTCAATGGGCATTTGATGACAATATTAATTCAACATTACCCGAAGGTAAAACACCTTATGGAAGAAACGCTGCACCAGCAACAGACCTTACAGAAACAAGTCTAAGATTTGAACATAAACAATTCAAATATTTTGTAACCGAACAAGTGCCTACTACAAAAAGAGAAGCACTATGGATTGGATTACTAGAAGGTATCCCTAAAGAAGAAGCAGAACTGTTAGACCTTCTTAAGGATGGCGTTTGGGCATTCCCAAATATTACTAAGGAAATTGCAGTTTCAGCCTTTCCCGAGATTTCACGATAACTAAATATAAGAGTAGACCGAGACTATACATATTAAAAAGGGAAGTTAGATTTAACTTCAGTAAACAACTTTCTAGTCTAGTTCTGCTCCATGGAGTAAATTAAATTATGGCAACAAATGAAAACCAAACTGTATCTCAGTTTGCACAAGACGCACCCGAACCAACTGAATTGGAAAGAATCCAAAAGAGGATTGCTGATTTTAAAATCGGGTTTACAATTAACAGTGCTGGCGTAGTCAATGCACTTGTTCAATCACATCTTAAAAGTGGAAACGTTACCCAAGGTGAATTAATTCCTCTTGATGCAGTTACTAGAGAGTACGCTGCTGGTCAAGAAGAATATAATACCATGGTTCAAAATGCACAACGTAGAGCAGAAGAATTAATCGCTGCAGACAATCTTGCAAAACAAGAACTCTTTGCACAACGTCAAAGAGAACAAGACGATAGATTAAGTTCTGAAAGAATCAAAAGAAAAGAAGCAGACTTGAAGATTGCACAGTTAGAAGCAGTACTTGCTTCTCATGGAATCAACATGGACTTAAACAACGATGGAGTCATCGGAGTTAAACAGGGTGAATTAAACTCTGAAGGATTCGTACAGTTGTCAGCAGAAGAGATTGGTGTCCTTGCAAAACAACATGGATACGAACTTCCTACTCCACCCCCACAAACACCTCTTGCACCTAAGAAGAGTGCTACAGGAGCATTCGGACTTGCACGTGCAATGAATCCAGCTCCCGAAGGTGTAGAAGAAGAACCTTACATACCGTTGGATACACCACAGTCTCATACTAAAGTAGACACACCTAACCCAGCACCAACACATCCTGCTGATGGTGGATGGGATACACCAACAGAAGAAACACAAGAAACTATTCAACCAGCAGAAGAAGTATTTGATTCTCCAGCAGTAGAGACTCCAATATTCCAACCAAGTGGAACTACAACAGAATCCTTCTTGGATGAAGTTGAGAGAGTAGATGAAGTTGCACAAGCAGATGAGATAATCGAAGACAAACCTTTATCTACAGACGAAGCTTTCAATGACAAGATAGAAGAAACAAAACAATCATTCCAAGAATGGGTTGATGCAAATGATAATGTTACTGAAGACACAGTTGAAGAAGATACAGGTTTTGAATTATCAGACGAAGTACAACCTCTAGGTTCAGAGTTTCAAGTACAGGAAGAAGATGTAAGAACTGAATCTGAATTTGCAAAACCAGTAATCACTGGTGGTAACTTTAAACCAAGAGCAGAAACTTTACAGGATGGTGATGAAGTATCAGCACCAGTAACGGAAAAAACAATTCCTTCTTATGATACTGAAGAAGAATTACTTGCAGCTGCACAAGCAAAAATTGATGCACAAACAGATGTTGAAGAAGAAGAGTCTTATGACGAGATTACAATTCCATCAAGTGCAGAACTAGATGCAATGACCAAGACTGGTATTAAGAAAGCAGCTGAAGGATTAGATTTTACAGTCAATACTTCAGATACAAAAGCACAAATGATTGAGTCATTCCAAGACCAAACAGATGAGTTAATCCAATCATTACAAGATGACGGTTCATTTGTTTCAGCTGTAGATAGCGACGGAGACAAAGACAATGACGATGATACTGTGCGAGACGGTGGATACTTCTAAGTTATCAGAAGTATTACCCCTTGATTTAAACAAAGTTAGTCCAAGATACGTAGAACGTTTTTCTGAAATAGAGGATGACGTTCTTCGTTTTAATTTCCCTACCGAATACACAATCCGTTTAGGTATCCAATACGATACCCCATTCGTTAATCTTTATCTAGAAGACAATGAGCTGATTTTCTCAGCACACGATTTAAACAAAGACGGATTACACGTTAGACCATATCTTTACAATAGACATGGTGACCCAAGAAGTTGTAAAATCAACGAAGACAAATCATCACAGTTTTTTATCATCCCCAAATACTTTACAGAAGGAGAGTTTAACATTGGCGACTCAATTGAGTTTTCTTACCACGAACAGATTTTGGATGAACAAGAAAGACAAATCAGAGTTAAACGTGTCACGTAATATTCCAATCACTGCAGTTGACCAGTATGATTTTCTAGAACACCGTAGGAAGCAAGAAGAGAAACATTGGAGTCGACAAGGAGAGTTGACAGAACTTAGTTCTATTCTCACAGTCGAAGTTAACACTACAGAGTTGTGCAACAGGACATGTTCATTTTGTCCACGTGCAAATCCCGAAGTGTTTCCAAATAGAAACTTACATATGACACCCAAGGCTGCAAAGACTATTGGAGACGAATTACATAAGAATGGATTTAGTGGTAAGATATCGTTAAGTGGATACGGAGAAAATTTACTTAATCCTAGGTTCCAAGAAATTGTGCATACGTTTAGACACAGTGTTCCGAATGCAACATTAGAGTGTAACACTAACGGAGATAAACTTACTAGAGAATATGCAGAAGAGTTGTTTGAGTTTAGTGGATTAGATTTACTCTACATTAATCTTTATGACGGAGTAGAACAGATAGAACACTTTGATGAAGTGATGAAATACATTCCCGAAGAAAGATACAAGTACAGAATGCATTGGGGAGATTTCGTAACACATGGATTGATACTAAACAATCGAAGTGGTGTAATGGATTGGGTAGGAATAGAGGAGTCTACAATTGAAGCACTTAAAGGTAAGCCGTGTCATTATCCTTTTTATAAAATGTTTGTTGATTGGAATGGTGATGTTTTATTCTGTTCCAATGACTGGGGTAGAGAGCATGTTGTAGGTAACTTATTATCAGAGACCCTACATAATGTATGGTTCTCTAAACCCATGAATAAGATTAGAAAAAAATTAATAAAGGGGAACAGAGATATGTCCCCATGTAATAAGTGCAGTGTCGATGGTAGCTTATTTGGTAAACAATCGTTCGACATAGTGAGTGAATATTATGAAGGTAGCAATAACAGGAAGTAGTGGTCTCGCAAAGAACATTAAAGATACACTAGAAGCAACACCATATCAAGGTGATGATATTAAAGTGTCTACACCTAGACTAGACGACATACTAATGAATGACGTTAACTGGTTCGGATTTGATTATGAGAACCCTAATCATATTGACGTGTTAATTAACTTTGCACATAGAGACTTTGACCAAACTAAAGTTCTAGAGATAGCTCACCGTGCATGGAAAGAAGATAAAACTAAGTTCATCATTAACTTTTCATCTCGTGCATCTCAACCAAACATCTCCAAGGGTCACATGTATGCAGCTGAGAAAGCTTCTCTAAATCATTTAAGTAGTAACCTTACATACAACTCAGAAAGACAATACAAACTTACTACACTCAATCTAGGACTGTTAAATCATGAAGACTTACCTAGTCTTACATGGCAAAGTGTTTCGGGTCTAGTGTATTATTTAATTACTAGTTATCCCGATATAGAGATTCCCGAAGCAACCATACAAGCATTTGCAAACTATCAAGATGTACAGAGTGACAAACAGATGTATAAAGATATGGAAACTTTTTACCATCTTCACGACGATACGTTATAAATACTACTATGACAGACTATAACGATTTCGGATTTACAGCGATGGATGCAGATGAACTTGCAGCCATTGATACTAAGATTATTGAGAAGACTACAACTGCAACGGATGTAATCAACAAACTCGATAATTTTGTCAGACCCCTTCTAGAGAATCTTGCAAAAGATTCAGACAAGGATTATATCTATTGGCCCAATAGAGTAGACATCATCAATAAGAAATTAAAAGAATTAGACGAGATACAAAAAAATCTCTAAAAGGTCTTTACAGCACCCCCAGCTTTTTGATATACTGGTATCCATTAAACAATAAAGGAGTTTATAATGGAAAACAGTATTTACACATCACCCGAATCTCAAATGAAGATTGTAAAACTTGGACGTGAAATTATCACGGCATGTGAAATGGGAGAACTACACGCTGGGAATGATGAAGATTCTCTAAGACTATGGAATGCAGCGGTCACTGCTGGAAACAAGATGACCACAATAGGATTAACCTATTCTAGGTTCAATGGAATATCCGACTTAACTAAAACTGAACAGATAGCAGTACAAGAATTTCTACTAGCCAAAGAGGCCTTGACAGCAGCCTAAGCTTTTTGTTATACTATGTATATAATGAAAAATCAAGGAGACAATATGAAACTTTCAGAACTAGTAAACGAGGTTAACCAAGAGCAAGAACTCTTACAACTTTGTGATAAACTGTGTGACGATTTATTAATCGAACACTTAAAACAGTATCCAACACTAACGGATTACTCTTACGAGTATAAAGTGTCTAGGAAGTATATTAAGATTATCACTAATAGTGGAAGTCAACGTTCAGTTTGGGGTTTCATTAATAAAGCAGAGTGGACTAAATCAAGTGGAATCACTTTCAAATGTGGTGATGTTCTAATGTCTGCTGGATGGGCAACTCCTGCTCTTAACGCTCCTAGAGGAAACCTCTTCATGGAAGGTGGATATCAAATCACTGGCATGAGAAAATACGGGCCGGATTATCTAATATGAAATATTCAAAAAAAAGTGTAACCCCAAAACATACCACGGATTGGTATGTTAAGTGGTTGGCATGTGTATTCGTTCTTGCAGCGATGTCTCTAAGAGGTATCGATGGTATGGCGCATTATGACTTAGGTCTTTCCATGATTGGAATTGCACTTTGGTTATGGGTATCATTCTTATGGAACGATAGGGCATTGATATTACTTAATGCAGTAGGTCTACTATTCTTAATTAAGAATGCCTTGACAATGGCTCTGGCTTTTTGATATACTAGTAGAGTAATAAATTAATAGGAAAAAATTATGAGAAACCAATATGTAATCACCACCCAAAATCTTGAAGAGTATGGAGATAACTTCCATAAGTTCAAAGGTGGGTCGGATTATGTCATCGGTTTCGATGTGGAGACCCTCGTGTATGAGGAGAACGCATATGGTGAGGGTGAACACTCTTACTACCATTCACCTAGTTTGACTGAGGCTAGTGCAGCTGCATTGGTCATGAAACATGTCAACAGGTACAATGGCCTGAGAGGGTCATTCGATTACATCACTTCGATTGAAGTGCAAGAAGGAGATTTTCGTTCTGATGAAATCGACAATCCTACATGGGTGGGTGATGTAACAGAATTAATTAGTGAGGTAAATGCAATATGATAATTAAAGATTATGAAGTCCTTTCCCCCGATATGTGTTCGGGCGGGACATCCCTTAAGGGATATAAAACTACAACCTATTCAAGGTTGTGTGAAGTGTTGGGGCCCCCAACATTTACTAGTGCTAACCCCGATGACAAAGTGTCATGTGAGTGGGTTATTGATGCCAAGTGGTATGATGCAAACAATGTCGATGAGATTGATTACGATGATTGGGAGTATGAGACTGTTACCATTTATGCTTGGAAGTATGGATACATTCCTACTGAAGAGTGTCAGTGGAATATTGGTGGTACGTCCTTTTGGGCAGGTGATGTTGTTGACATGATTGTTGACAACTATAATAGAAACGGTGAGAACTGGAACGGAGAAAGAAATTATGCAGCTTGATTACGAAAGTGCAAAACTAATTGCATCATGTACCGATGGTAAACTATCAGCAGATGATGTTTACAATCTTGCAACTTATGGAACAACTAATGCTCAAGATATGAATCCTTTTCAAGGTGAATTGGATTTAGATGAGAACATATGTGTCTGTGGTGAAGAAGCTTGTGAAGATGAGTATGCTCATACAACGAGCGGTTACTAATGGATATAGGTTTAACAGTAGTGGTAGGGTTTATGTGTGTAATGTGCTTAGCCGTTGCCAAAATGCTTATGGATGATGACGATGATTATAGAAACTAAAGAATATGCCAATGGTGTACAGGTTGTACACGAATTTCCTAACGGTTATGGTGCAAGTGTAGTTAAACACGACTACTCATATGGCGGTAAAGACGGTTTATGGGAAATGGCAGTTCTCAAAGAAGGAGAATTGTGTTATAATACACATATAACAAATGATGTTATAGGTTATTTATCAGATGCAGACGTAAAAAGCACTCTGAAGGAGATAGAACAATTATGAGTAATTATCATTTAAACCAAAATCAGTTAAGTAGGGCAGATTTGCCTTTTGAACCAGCTGAGTGGTTTCCCGAATTAGACTTATTACAAGAAAGTGGTGAAATTAACATGTTTGGAGCTCCAAGATGGTTAAGAGAAAACTTTGGTTTTAACAGAGACCAAGCAAATACAATTTTTAAGGCTTGGGTGGAGTATAAATCATGAAAATACCAAATTCAGAATCTAAATGGTTCATTCCTATGCACATGGGGTTGATGACTTTGACCCTTATTGGTGTTATTTTCGTTCAGAAGGCTTTTGCATCCGACCCAAATGGTGAAAATGTCTGTATGGCAAAAAATATTTACTTCGAAGCTGGAAATCAGCCTCTGGCAGGTAAAATAGCGGTTGCACAAGTCGTGATGAATCGCGTTGCAAACCGAGATTACCCCGATAATATTTGTGGAGTGATTTATCAGTCCAAATGGAAAACAAACTGGCAAGGTAATCCAGTACCAGTTAGAAATATGTGTCAATTTTCATGGTTTTGTGATGGTAAGTCAGACGAACCTGTAGATAGTGCAACTTGGTTGGCTTCACTCGAGGTTGCACAGGCAGTTGCATGGGGTGAGTACAAAGATATCACTGAAGGTGCCACACATTACCATAGTGACAGTGTAAATCCTTATTGGGCAGACTCATTGAATGAGACTGTAGTTATTAATAATCATTTATTTTATAAATGACAGAGAATTCTAAAAGATGGCAAGACTCATCCACTGGTTGGGTTGATACCATGACAAAATCAAAAGAAAATAAAGAGGAATACAAAAAGTATTTAACAACAACAGACAATCCAGTCCCTTACAGAGATTGGTTAAGGGAGATTAAACAATGAACATATTCTATTTACATGAAGAACCCGAAGTCGCTGCAGAATTGCATTGTGACAAACATGTGGTCAAAATGATTATAGAATATGCTCAGCTTTTATCAACTGCACATAGAATGTTAGATGGTAAACATTATATTGACGATTCAAGTGGACGTAGAATTCAAAGATGGAGACTTGAAGGTGATATGGACAATTTATACAAGGCTTCACACGTCAATCATCCGTCTGCAATATGGACTAGAGAGAATGCAGTACACTATCAATTCGTATATGACCTATTTGCAGCGTTATGTAAGGAATACACCTATCGTTATGCCAGGGCCCATTTAACAGAGACAAAACTACTAGATTTACTAAACCAGTTACCGAACAATATTGACCTCTGTGCATGGAGAGAACCACCTCAGTGTATGCCAGACGATGTCAAAATGAAATCGAGTATAGATGGTTACCATAAATACTATAACAAATACAAAAAAGATTTTGCAGTATGGACTGCAAGACCAACACCCGAGTTTATGAATGCCTCTATATGATTTTTTAAATAATGAAACTGGTGAAGTAGAAGAGCATAATATGTCTTATACAAAACTTGACCAATTCAAAGAAAACAACCCACATCTAAAACAAGTAATACTTGACGCTCCCATGACCGTAGGTGGACATGGAGATAGAGTAAAAACAGATGATGGATTCAAAGAAGTCCTCAATAAAATTTCTTCTGCAAACCCAGGCTCACCTATGGACAGACATAGACAACGTGGAACCAAAGAAGTTAAGACTAAAGAAATAGTTAAAAAGCATCTAGACATTCAATCAAGAAAGAAGTAGAATAGACTTATGAGTAAATTATTAGAACTGTGGGAACTAGAACATTTAGATTTAAAAACTGTTCAGAAGAATGGTAAAAGATTTTACACAGATGGAGAAGAATCATTTCACTATCCAAGTGTAACAACGGTTGTCGGTTTACTCAATAGAGAACATATCAAATTGTGGAGAGAACGAGTTGGTGAAGAAGAGGCCAATCGTATTTCAACTGGTGCAGCCAAACGTGGTACATCATTCCACCAAGTCGTAGAAGACTATCTAAGGCAAGAAAAGGAAGTAGTATTCCAAGACCTTATAGAAGAGAATAGATTCAGAGGAGTCCAACCAGTACTAGATGAAATAGTACCGATATGTTTAGAAGCACCTATGTTAAGTAACAAGTTGCAAATGGCTGGACGAGTAGATTGCATTGGAATATTTGAAGATGCATTATCTATTATAGATTTTAAGACATCTTCTTCATTCAAAGAAGATTATATGGCTAAACCTTGGTTCTTACAGATGACTGCATATGCAATCATGGTAGAAGAACTAACAGGAACACCCATTGAAGAAATTACTGCAATAGTAAGTCTTGAAAATGGTAACTTTCAATTATTTTCTGCAGACCCATGCGAATATGTTGACGAGTTGTATAAATTGAGAGAACAGTATTCAAACTTACATGGAGTATAAATGTGATTAGTAAAAAAGAATTTACAGAACAAGTTGAAAAACTATTGATAGGTGGTAAAACGGATGTTATGGGAGCAATCATAAAAGTTTGTGATGATAACAAAGTAGAACCCGAATCAGCAAAGAGGTTAATATCCCAACCTCTCAAAGAAAAGCTAGAAGCGGAAGCAACTGGTTTGAAAATGATAAACAGGGGTTCATCAGCACAAGGAACCATTACAGGTTTCTTTAACAAGTAGGTAATTATGAAAAAAGGTGATATCGTCACAGTAGTGGCAATCAGTGGAGAGTATGTTGGAACATTTGACAGTCAGTTAGATACAACCATTACATTAACTCAACCAAAAATGATAGTATCCAATCCCGAAGGTGGAATGGGTTTTGCTAGAGGTGTGGCTGTAACTGGAGACGAAAATCCAGCAGTCATTACATTTAATAATTATGTTTTTGCAACCGAATCTAACGAAGGTGTTCAAAATGCATATCTTATTGCAACAGGACAAAAAGAAGCTCCAAGAGTTGAAGTCCCAGCAGAGAAAAAGATTATTACTTGATGACTTCTAGAGAAGGCTATGATGCATACACGTTATACCTTGGGATAAAGTTACATTTTCATTCCAAGGATTATGACTTCGTTAAGTATAACGGAAAAGTGAAGTCAGACATCAAGTCATTTCTTAAACGTAAAGATAAATACCATTTTGGTAAACTGTACCGAACATATAAACAAGAATTACAAGATTTCTATATTGCAAATCTATCATATAAAGATTTCTGGGCGGGTGACCTTCTAGATAAAGAATGTGATAAGAGATATCGTGAATGGAAGAAACGTAATCAGAAATTAGGTTATATGTTTGAAACAGAAGTGAATGACTTGATACGAAAGTTCAAGATTCAGACACAACTTAAAGTAGTCGACGGTCAACACCCTAGATTACTTAAAGCTTACATGAGTAAGGATGTAAGTTTAGAAACCATTTGCATCATGGATGAAATAATTGGTTTCACTAAAGATTGGGAAGCACTTATCTCAGAGAAGGTAGTGTATCCCGACTTACACATTAGAATTAACAAGTACAAGTCATTCATATCATATGACCAACAGAAATACAAAAAGAAGCTTCTAGAAATATGCTCTACTTAATAGGGAATGGCCCTAGTCAGAAGAATGTAGACTGGGAAGAATTCAAAGATAAAGAGTGGTGGGGTTTTAATGCAGTATCAAATAATATTGTTAAACCCGACTTACTATTTGCAATTGATATAGAAGTTCAAGCAGAAATTGTAGACGAAGAATACTATAAAACAAACAAAGTTGCATTTGCCGAGTTCGAGACCGTCCCGATTGAAATGTGGGATATGATGAAGATGGGTATTGGTGAATATGATAACTTCTATGAGATTAGGAAGGACGGAGATACGGAGTTTTCAGTCCAAGGAAGTTACGACGGAAAGGAATGTTTCTTTATAGGTATTAGCGGGGACTATGGGAATAACATAGTTATGTATAATAATCCTAAGCTTAAGAATCTATTTGGTGGAATGAGTGCATTAGGATATGCAATCGAAAACGGTTACAAAGACATATGTCTAATAGGATTCGATGCACTTGAACATAATGACCCCAGTAATATATTTGCTGAGTCTGGCTTGTATAAATACAAGGTTGATTATTCAGAAGACGATAGAGTCTTCCATACTCAACAACAACAGTTTCTTGCTCTATTAAAGGAGTATGAAAACATTAATGTCTATTGGAAAAAGCCTCTTGAAGGTTTTGTGAAAGTAGAGTATAATGAACTTAACTATGAAAATAGTGAAAAGTGGATACTTGGGGTGGGACACCCATCTGAAGTATCTTGATAATATGCGATAAAATGCGATACAATTGTAATAAAATAGGAGAATACAATGTCAAGTAGTTTAGATAAACTAAGAGCTGCAATGGAATCAGCTTCCCCAACAGGCGGAGAAAAAAAATCCTACTCAGACGACACTATGTGGAAACCCGAACTCGATAAGAGTGGTAACGGTTACGCTGTAGTTCGTTTCTTACCTACCCCCGAGGGTGAAGAGATGCCATGGGTATCATACTTCGACCACGGTTTCCAAGGGCCAGGTGGATGGTATATTGAGAAGTCTTTAACGACTCTTAATAAACAAGACCCTGTGTCTGAATACAATACTCAGTTATGGAATACTGGTGTTGAGGCAAACAAAGACCAAGCACGTAAACAGAAAAGACGTTTACATTATGTGTCTAACATCCTTGTTATCTCAGACCCTAAAAATCCTGCTAACGAAGGTAAAGTGTTTAAGTACAGATATGGTAAAAAAATCTTTGAAGCACTCAAGGAAGCAATCTCACCAGCATTTGAAGATGAGAAAGCAATCAATCCTTTTGACCTCAGAGACGAAGGTGCCAACTTCAAGATTAAAATCAGAAAAGTTGACGGATACTGGAACTATGATAAATCAGAGTTCGATTCACAAGCACCTTTATTTGATGATGAGCAAAAGCTT